GCCTACATTGGAGCCTTGGTCCATATGGAACAATGCTTACAATGTGGATGGCTATGACAACACCCACGTATCGTACACGGATGGAGGCCGCTGGCGCATTAGGACTCCGCACTGCGGGTTGTTTACAAACAACTTGCATACGGAGTTAACTAGTGCCCCGTGGCCCTACCGCGTACGCTCGAGGTGGTCACTAAACAACGCCGTGCAACAGCAAAGACAGCGGATGTTCGCCTACAATGGCGACCTATCCGAGACATTCGGCGAACTGCCTGAATGTCCACAACTGTTTAAGCTGATAAACACTGCGAAAAGTCTCCGCTCTAACGTTACCGGGCTAGCGCTCGGCATACGTTTTGGCTGGAGTCCTTTGTTTAGTACGTTCCAATCGGCAATGGCTGAATTCGATGCTTGGAGGCAGGGCGTATCCGCAATGCGGAAGCGCGCTGGTATCCAAACGCTACGTTACTCAGGCGACGATACATGGGATTTGACAAATACCATGCCTCGCGTCGTGACTACGAAGGGGGATCTTCATTATTACGAAGAATCCCTTAATCCGCAGCTTGTCTTTCATAAAGGCAAGATAACGTATTCAGCTGTCGTGGAGATGCGACCATACTATAGCGGCGCGACGTGGGACGCAATGTCTCACCTCGCGCGTATCGGCGGAATACCGTCGTTACGAACTTTTTGGGAACTCTTTCCAAAAAGCTTTGTTATAGATTGGTTCGTAGCTCTCGGCGACGTCATTAGCGATATTCAGGGCAACTTGTTATATCACATTGATGTCAAAGAGCAATGCTGGTCGTGGTTAATCCATGATCGGGTCGCTCAATTCTTGGCAAGCCCATTGCAGAACCAGAAACTCACCGAGATGGAGTATAAGGCCTTCTACAGGTCTAGTACTCCGCCTTTAGGCGGGTGGAAGGTTCCGCGTATTGGTTTACCAAGTAGTCTAGGACAGTTATCGTCTCTCGCTCTGATGGTGTCTCAAAAGATACCGTCATCGGGAGTCCCGCTAAAAGTCCTAATGCGCCGTCTCAATAGATACGGTTACCGATAAGCTAACCGCCGATAACATCGGCAATCAACCATCAAATACCATGTCTCGCACGTTTAACACAGTTGCTTATGCACTGCAGGGTACTGGTGACGGGTCCGCGCTTTACGGCGCGACTGTCTCCGATGTCCCTACGACCGTTCGCTTCTCCTCGATTGCTGCAAAGCAAGGAGGGGTTGCTGGCTACCGAACCTCCCGCGTCGTCACCCAACAGGTGACTCTCGCGAGTGGCGTCGTTGTCCCGGTCGTCGAAACGCATACGTCGTTTCTCCCCAACGGAGCCCCAGGTATCAGTGCGACAGCTAGTCGCGCTGTACTGAAAGCTCTAATGGCGGAAGCATCGTATGACGCCGGTGTTGCCAACCGCGCGATTGAATAAATCGTAGGTTGGTATGAACATGGCGACCTAGTGTCAAACTAGCGCGATTAAGGTCACGACATAAATTGTCTATGAACGTATCAAGTATACTACAAAAGGCCCTAGCGTTAGAAATCAAAACCGAGTTCGGATTTGACTCCAAAGCCTGGCTATCCAGTGCTCAATGTCTCTCATCTGAGAAGATGAAGGATATTGACCGTCTCTTGGTTCGTGTTCTCGACGAATACGGATCTCGTGATAAATTGTACGCACAGAAGCCGCTCGTGTTTGCTCTCTCAGACGATGCAAAACGTCTGAAAGCAGTGCGAACGCTTCTGAACTACACGTACAAGGTTGAAGTTACTCCGACCAAAACACAAATCGCATATGCTCAAGAAAAGTTTCTTGAACGCAATAAAGACTGCGCTGAGTGGTCTCGCAAAAACGTCACCGCGCTACGAAGTAGCCTTGGTCGCGACTATTCTGAACTTGATAATTCAGACAGTCTCGTCCAGCTCCTTGCAGTCGCGCGGTGGCTCTGCTACAACCGCACAGCTCAGTATCGTGTCCCAGGGCGTCCCGGCCACGGTCCAGGAGTAACATCAAATGCGGGCTCGCGGCGTATTGATAAATACGCCTCGATCTCGCGTGATGTTCCTGCATCGTTACGTCGGTTCGCACTCTGGTTCATGCCATCGCCGAGCTTTCAAGAAGAGTTCCAGCCTCTCAGCTGGAATTCCGAATGTAAGTTGCGCGCTGTCTCCAAAGACATGCGCGGTCCGCGCCTGATTGCTCCCCACAGTGCAGCGCACATGTGGATGCAACAAGCAGTGCGAGATCGGCTATGTGATGTGTTAACTCGAGACGAAAGGTGGTATAAATACCACCCATTGCTCGACGAACAGATCAGCACGATACAGTTCGATGACCAGCTACCCAATGCCGCCTTGGCCCTATTCGGGTCGAGTCGCCCTGGGTTGTATGGTACAATTGACCTGTCAGACGCCAGCGATAGAATCCCTTGGTTGCTTGCGCGGACTTTATTGCCCCGCAGGCTCGCAAGAGACCTTACCGCTGTGCGTGCGCGCTCCATACTTATTAGTGACAAGAGCCATCGACTACACATGCACGCCCCGATGGGGAGTGCTTGCTGTTTTCCGGTTCTATCACTGATATGTTGGAGCGTGTCGTGTGCAGCGATTTGGTTAGAGACCCACGCGCCGTCGGCTCTTAAGGTAGCGATACCATCAGAGTTTGAAAGCGTGTGGGTTTTCGGAGATGATATAATAATTCCTCCCCATCACTACCAGTGTGTCGAGAAAGCGCTTAGTCGCTGCAACCTCATGGTTTCAGCTAACAAGAGCTTCTGCGGCTCAGGTGGTTTTAGGGAGAGTTGTGGCGTCGATGCCTATGGAGGCGAAGACGTCACGCCCGTTCGACTCAGAGTCGATGGCGTATCATCACGAGCTGATTTACTATCCTTGATCGCGCATGCTAATCGCCTGCGCGAGGAAGGGCTACACTCAACCGCGAAAGCCTGCCGTGATCTCATTGAGATTATTGCAGACCAGTTAGGATGTCGCTCGTTAATTGGAGCAACATCCGACACGCGGTATAGTGCCACTTGCATTATCCTACCACTCGACCAAGCGAGAGCTTGGAATCGAGCTGGAGGGGTGGTGCGGCGGTACAACAAGAAACTCCAAAGGGCGGAAATCCGCGCAATGGGGCTTCGAGATGAGTGCAGTGGAGTAAACTCGGATCTAGACAGCAGAAGCCGTCTGTTCGAGGGAGTCCTAGGAAATAGGGCTCGTCAGCTCCAGGGGTGGTCGAGAAATCGGCCACGCTCGGTGGTTACGTGGGTACCTT